GTCTTCTGATGATGCCGAATCAACGGACGATGAGGCACAAGACGAAGACGATGGCGAAAAGAAAGCGGCAAAAGGAAAAGGGGTAACAAAACGCATTCAAAAGCTTGTTCGTAAGAATAAGGCTCTTGAGCAAGAGCTAATGTTTCTTCGCGAACAAATTTTGAAATCGCAAATCGAAGGAAAATCGACTCAAGCAAAAGACGTAAGTCCAGGTAAAGGCGGAAAAGACGACTTGCCGCCGCACCCCGATGATTTTGAATCATGGGAAGATTACGAAGCGGCGCGGATCTCTTACTACAGCAATAAAGCTGTAAGGGAAGCTACGCAGCCTTTGCTTGAGGAGATCAGAAAACTTTCGGGCGAGAAAGCAGAAACCGAAGCGCAAAAAGTCTTTAAAACTTTTGAGAAACGACAAAAAGAGTTTGCAAAAACGCACTCCGACTACATGGACGTAGTGTCGAATCTCGAAGGCATTCATGTTGACGCTTCGGTTGAGCAAGCAATTGTGCATTCAGCGCTCGGTCCTGAGATTCTTTACGAACTCGGGAAAAACCCCGACCTAGCCGAAGAGATCGCTGAACTTCCGCCTCATTTGCAACTTAAAGAGATTGGAAAGCTTGAGGCGAAGATCGAAGCACGACTTGAGGCTAAGAAGTTAGCCGCAGCGAAACCTACGAAAGCGCCGCCGCCGCCGAATCCCGTTGGACAAAAATCCGACGGGCGAAAGTCAATCGACGATCCGAATTTGTCTACTTTGGAATTCTTCACGCTTCGCAACGAACAAGAACGAAAACGCTGGGGAGATTTCCTCTAAGGTTCGATGCGAGCTGAAATAGCTCCTTCGCGCCTTAGAGCAAAAGAAGGAGTTTGAAGAATGGCAAATACGCTTTTGACCGCTGACATGATCACAAAGGAAGCGCTTCGCATCCTTGTGAACAACCTCGTTTTCACGAAGAAAATGGGGCGTGAACTGAACAAAGAATGGGGAACTGATCGCAAGATTGGCGATACCGTTCGTGTTCGTAAGCCGCCGAAGTACACCGTTCGGACCGGCAAGTCGTTCTCGGCACAAGACGTTGTCGAAGAACAAACATACGTCAAAATCGACACGATGAAAGGCGTTGATGTCGAATTTGACTCGAAAGAGCTTGCGCTCGACCTTCAGTCGTTTAGCGATATATATTTAAAGCCCGCTGTTTCGCGGCTTGCTCATGAAATCGACTACGACTGTTTGAGCCTTGTCTCGCAAATCGCAAGCGCGGTCGGCGCACCTGGCTCTGGAACACTTAGTGCGAAAACAATCCTTCAAGCGAAAGCGACACTTGATGAAAATTCAACGCCGACGGATCCGACGCGAATTCTTGTTGTCGATCCTCGCACGGAAGTTGAGGCGGTCGATCAGCTTAAAGCGCTTTTCCATTCGAGCCGCGAAATCGGCGAGCAATATCGCAAGGGCTCGATGGGTACGGCTTTGGGCTTCGACTGGTACATGTCGCAAAACGTGAACCGCCACGTTGTCGGCGCATTCGCTGGCACTCCGCTTGTTAAGGGTGCAGGCCAAACCGGTAACGAAATCGAAACCGACGGTTGGACGGCGAGCACGGCAAAAGTCCTCAGAAAAGGCGACGTGATTACGTTTGAAGGCGTTTACGCTGTTAACCCTGCGAATCAACGTTCGACGGGACAACTGCAGCAGTTCGTTGTTACCGAAGACGTTGACGCTGACGCATCGGGCGAGGCGACAATCAAAATCTGGCCGGAAATCATCGCAACTGGCGCACGTGCAACCGTTACCGCAGCACCTGCCGATAACGCACAAATCAACATCTTGGGCGGAGCGACTACGGCTAACAAAGAAACGCCGCTTAATGTTGCATTCCACCGTGACGCCTTTAAGCTTGTCTTTGTAGAACTTCCGCAACCGAAGGGCGTCGATATGGCTTCGACGATCTCGGTTCCTGAAATCGGCATGTCGATTTCGTTCGTTCGCGGATTCGACATCGAAGACCGGACGTTCAAGTCGCGTATTGACGTGCTTTACGGAAAAGCCGTCGTGCGGCCTGAATTCGCTTGCCGCGTCCACATCTAATCAAAAAGACAAAAGGGCCGCTCGCTCAATTTGGGCTTGCGGCCAGCTTTCAAAGGGGTTCGCAATGCCAAAAAAATACGTTCTTCAAGAATATCCGAAATGGGTTTATCCGCGTGAAGGTGCACCTGTTCTTGTTGAATCAGAAGCGCACCACAAGTCTTTGAAAGGCGAATTTAAAGAAAGCCCGGCCGAGTGGAATGCACCGAAAACGTATCGTGAGCACATGGCCGAGTGGGAGTCGAAAGCTGAGAAGAAAGCGAAAGAAGCGCCTGTGAATAAACAGGCCGGCGCGACCAATGATAACGAAACGACCGAAATCGCTCATCCAACGATTGAAGAAATGAAAGCAGTACTTAAAGCGAACGGCTTTAAAGAAACGCATCTTAATAAAAGGTCGGATGAACACATCCGGTCACTTTACGCCATGCTAAACAAAAAGGGTTAAGTCTAAATGAAACGGACCGTAAGGGATATTGTCACGGCTTCTTTAAAGAAACTCGGCGTGATTGCGGCCGGCGAAACGCCTGCAGCGCACGAAATTACCGATGGTCTTACAGCACTTCAAAACATGCTGGACTCGTGGTCGAATAACGACCTTATCCCGTGGTCCGAAACTACAGAACGGTTTCAATTAACGCCTGAAAAACAAGAATACTCGATTGGTCCAGAAGGCGACTTCGACACTTCACGGCCAATGGACATTCTTGGCATTTCAGTTGTCGAATCAGGCGACCTTGAGCTTACGCTTGGAAAATTGCAATTCGATCAATGGCGGACGCTTTCTATCAAAACAACTCGTTCGACATTTCCGACTGAGTTTTATTTTGAAACCTCGTGGCCGCTTGCGAAGCTATTCTTTTATCCGGTTCCGACCGAGGCAAAAGAGATCATCATTTACTCGAATAAGCCTCTTTTTAATCCCACAAGCATAAATGATGAACTTGATCTTCCGCCCGGATACATGGATGCGATCATCTACAATCTCGCTGTGGTATTGGCAGACGAATTCGGCGTAGCACTTCCTGCGACAATTGCCTCACTTGCCGAAGATAGACTTCGCGAAATCAAGGCCCAGAATCTTGTAAACAACATTCCATTTGCGAAGGTCGCGCCGGAATTCATCGGCTCGAGACAACGAAGCGGTTGGCTTCTTTCTGATTTCCTTAAAGGAGGAGGCTGACAAATGCGCTTTAGGGGATTCATCGGACCAAGCTATACGCTGTCGTCTCGCAACGTCGATTGCCAACGTTCGGTGAATCTTTATCCTGTTCAAAACGAAATGGGAACAGGGAAAGAAGGCGAGCCTTACTATCTTGTCGGTACACCTGGAACGAGAAAACTTATTTCAGTTGGTACAGGTCCGATCAGATGCATTCATGTCACGCAATCGGGCATTATTCTTGTTGTAAGCGGCAACACTCTCTACAAAGTCGAACATGATCCGCTCACTGATACTTGGTCATCGTCGGCGTTTGCGACTCCGATAAACATCAATACGCCTATCGTTAAGGCGTCATCAGCCAGTGGCAATCAACATTTCGACGGCGACGGAAACCCATTTACCGAAGAAATGGTCGTATTTGTTGCTGGCGATGAAGAATTCCTTTATTGGCGTTGGCTGAACCTTGATGGCCAGCCACAAGAAAGTTTTGGCCCTTTTAGCGCCTTCGGATATGGTGGCGCATTTCGTATCGAACCGTTCGAGAATGCGTATGGACCGACGCACGTAGAACTAATCGACGGATACCGTATATATAACAAACTCAATACTGGCAGGTTTTACGTTTCTGATCTTGAGTCACCGCACGTTGACCCGCTTTCATTTTTCACGGCAGAAGGAGATCCAGACAATCTTCTTGCGGTACTTGCGAATTATCGCGACCTTTGGCTTTTTGGCGAGCGCACAACAGAAGTCTGGCAGTCTAGCGGCGACGCAAATGCTCCTTTCATTCGCGCAGCAGGCGGATTCCTGGAAGTCGGTTTGTTTGCCCGATATAGTGCCGTTTCCGTTGCTGGCGCGCCAATGTGGCTCGGACGAAACAAAGAAGGTCGCGGCATCGTCTACCGCGCTCAAGGTTTCCAGCCGGTGCGGGTTAGTACTCACGCCGTTGAATTTGCGATTAACTCTTATGCGAATCCGGAAAACGCTGTGGCCTATGCCTACCAAGAAGAAGGACATTTCTTCTATGTCCTAAACTTCGATGAAGGCACGTGGGTGTATGACGTGACAACTGGCTTCTGGCATGAGCGCGCCCGACTCGTAAATGGTGAGCTAAAACGCCATCATGGAAATGTTTATGCCTTTTCGCCGCACATTAAAGGCGGCATCCATTTGATCGGCGATCACGAGACTGGTGATCTGTATCAAATGTCGATGAATTTCTATACCGATGACGATGAAGAAATTGTCCGCATTCGGACGCTTCCTCATGTGACAGCTGGATTAAAGCGAGTCCGTCATAAGTCTTTGCAAGTCGATATGGAAACCGGCGTTGGTCTAGACGGCGAAGGCTTGGGAACTGATCCAAAGGCAATTCTCGATTGGTCGGATGATGGAGGCCACAGCTTTGGAAACGAACACTGGGCAAGCATCGGAAAAATCGGTCAACGTCGGATGCGCCTTAAATGGAATCGTCTAGGTATGTCGCGTGATCGCGTATATCGTCTTCGCATTACTGATCGCGTGAAAATCACGCTCATTGGTGCCGAAATTGATGTCGAGGCTGGGGGTAGCTAATGGCAAGTGTTAAACTTTCGCCGCCATTTAAGACGCCGGTTCTTGAAAGCGGTTTCTTTAGTCGCGCATGGGAATTTTTCTTTCGCGACCTTGTAAACCGTCAGGAAATCATCGTGGATAAATTCCTAATCGACTTAAATGCAAGCGACAAAGAATTTCAGCTATCCGTTGAGCCGCTAAACATCAACTATGTGTTTCCATCGGTTAACGGAGTTGGAATCCCGCATTTTTCCTGGGATGCGGATAATTCTGAATGGGTTCCCAACTATTGGCTCAAACGAGAGTTTGGCGATAGAGGGCGAATGAATATTATCGAATTCAGAACTGCGCCAGCCGCTGGTGTTTTGGAGGTCGTAACACATGGCCGCTGAGGTTGTTCCGTATTTCTTACCGCAGTTTTTTGATAACAACGGAAAGCCGCTTGCTGGCGGAAAGGTCTATACGTACAAAGCTGGGACCACGACGCCGATTACGACCTATAAGGATGCGAGTTTTACACCGAACGAGAATCCGATCATTCTAGATTCGGCGGGCCGAGCAAGCATCTATGTCGGCATTCAACCGGTGAAGTTTGTGATTTGCGATGCCGATGATAATGTGATCGAAACTCGCGATCATGTTTCGGGAGCAAGTTCTACCGCAGTCGGTATTCAAACGGTTGTCCCGATTGAAACGGACGGCGTTAAGACGGAATTCGATCTCGGTATTGATCCTGAGCTTCCGCAGAACTGCACGGTTGTGCTTGTAACTTCTGGCGGCGATCGAATTACATTCCTTACGAGCGAATATACAGTTAACGGAACGAAAATAATTTTTAACTCGCCGCCGCCTGCTGGTACTGGCGAAGTTCGTATCGGTGCGACACGAGCGATTGCGTCTTCTGGCCTTTCTGACGGAAGCGTTTCAACGCCGAAACTTCAAGACAGAGCAGTTACGAATGCGAAACTTGCCGATAACTCAGTTGGAACGAGCAAGATTCAAGATGAAGCTGTAACTGAACCCAAGATCGCGGATGCCGCGATTGTAACGCGTCACCTTTCTGCGGGGTCAGTAACGAACGATAAACGTGCTCCGCTTGGACAAGTTGTAAGCAGTTCGTCTTCTTCTTTTTCAACACAATCAAACACGTACGTCGATGTTCCAAATTTGCAGGTAACTATTAATGCAACAGGACGACCAATTTTCATTGGTTTTGTCGGAGACACAGCTAGCAGAATAGCTTTCGAGAGAGGTTTAAATAAGTCTAGCGTGAGTGCAGGCGGTCGCATTTTGCTTCTTAAGAATAATTCGCCATTACACGAATATATATTTGGGTCACGAATAGGTTTTGGGAATGAAACAAACGACGTAATTTCGCTTACCCTGCCGTGCAGCGTGGTTTGGTATATAGATACCTCCCCCGGAATCGGACCCGTTACATATAAAATTCAGGCGCATTACAATGGTTCTGCACCAAACGAAGGTATCGCAAGGGTTTCCTTTTTAAGACTGGTTGCTTTCGAGCTTTGAGGTGCTCAATGATCCAAGGCGCACGCGGAACATCAGTTTTGCCTGATCTTTTAAGACATCTACATGCAACCGCGAAAGCAAACGGATGCAAAGTGATTACGTCAAATATTGATCGCCTTTGAGCTTTAATGTTTATCGAATTTTAGATCAAGGCATGGAGGTGGCATCGTGAACTTGGGAAATATAGGAGGTTGGATTCGAGGAGGCCTAGATCCGCTTGGTCTTACCGGACGAAACCCTGTTAGTGACATGCTTACAGGCGCCGGTCACATTGACGATGCACTTGCTGCACAAACTGGCGCTGCAGGACAAGCGCGATCTGATCTTATGCGCATGTGGCAAGAGCAACAGCGGCTTGCGGATCCTTGGCTTCAAACCGGACAAAGGGCGCTAAGCGATCTTGCGGCTGGTAACTTCATGCAGAACTGGCAAACAGACCCTGGTTATCAATTCCGCTTGCAACAGGGGCTTAAAGCTATTCAAGGTTCGGCTGCAGCACGTGGTCTTAATCAATCTGGAGCCACACTCAAAGCACTTACCGAATACGGACAAAACCTCGCATCACAAGAGTATCAAAACATTTACAATCGAGAATATGGACGCCTTTCTGACTTAGCTCGCATGGGAACCGTTGGTCTTGGCGGTCTTATGGGTGCTGCTGGCCAACATGGTCAATCGATGGCGAATATAGCTACCGGACTTGGTAACGCTCAAGCGGCGGCACAAATGGCGCATCAGCAAGCAAGACAAGGTTTATTGGGAACAGTTGGAAGCGTAGTTGGCGCGATCTTTAGCGATAAGCGAGTAAAAAAAGATCTCGGAAAAATCAGTAAAGCCGACATCGAAGAATTTAAGAAATCCATCAAGCCTTATCGCTTCAAATACAAAGATGAATCCATGGGCGATGGTGAATGGGTTGGTGTTATGGCGCAAGACCTTGAGAAATCGAAGCTTGGCCGCACGGTCGTTGAAGAACGTGACGGCGTGAAAGTCGTGAATCTCAAGAAGCTTGCAAGTCTCGGACTTGCTATGATGGCGGATGAGGCGTCGTGAGGTGAGCGATGGCGACGTTTGATACTTCAATCTACAGACAAGCTGGACCTGGCGGCCTCGCCGCACTAGCACAAGGATTTATGCAAGGGATGCAGCTTGCAGACGCAAGACGCGCACAGCAGGCGCAATTGCAAATGCAACAAGAGCAATTCAAAATGCAACAAGAGGCGCAGCAACTACAGCGCGAAATGGCGCAACTAGACCAAATGCGCCGAACACGCGAAATTCAGCAACAGCTTTTTCAACAGCTTGGCGAGACGGCAGGAAACTTGCTTTCAATTCAAGATCCTGTGCAACAGCAGGCCGAATATCAAAAGCTGCGGGAAAGTCTGATTACATCAGGACTTGCTAGACCTCAAGAGTTGCCAGAGTCGTTTCAAGCGGCACGCGGGCAAATTGAGTTTTACCACAACAAATATCGGCAAGCGCAAGAAAAGGCGGAGCTTGAAAAACAATTCGTTAGATCGCAAATCGCGAAAAACTTGGCAGACGCTAGACAAAAACAAGCAGTCGGAGCAGCCGGAGCGGCCGGACTGCCGAAGCCGCCAGCAGGTTATCGTTGGAAGGCTGATCTATCCGGCGTTGAGCCAATTCCCGGAAGCCCGCAAGCGCAAAAGCTTGAAGCGCAGAAAGAGATTGGAAAGCTTTATTCAAACATCTTGGTTCAAGACGCAAATCGTGCGCTTCAAATTCTTGAAAGTGTTCCTTGGTCAACTGGTTCTTGGTTTGGAAAACTTAAACACGTTCCTGGTTCGGCGGCCTATGAATTGGAACAGCTTCTTCAATCGGTCAGGTCAAACGTTAGCTTTGAAAAGCTTCAAGCAATGCGTGCTGCATCACCGACCGGTGGCGCACTTGGTAACGTGTCTAATCAAGAACTTGCGATGCTTGAAGCGGCGGTTGGTACACTCAGGACCGATGTACCTACGCACATCCTTGCTGACAACCTTAAACGCGTTATCAATCTTCAACTTGATATTATCCACGGTCCGGGACAAGGCCCGCCGAGGTATCAACTATCGTTTGATGAACAAGGTAGGCCAATTGCGCGGAATCAGAATAAACCGCGCAGGTCTTTACTTGGAACAACAAGAGCGCAAGCAACTCAACCGAACGTAAACACAGTTCAGAGATTTAAAACAAATCAAATCGAATGGGCTGACTAATGGCACAAACGCAAGCTATCGAACGGCAGGCTAAAGACGGAACATTCTATCGCAAAGTCGGTCAGGACGAGTGGGAACCGGTCACGCGCCAGGCGAAAGACGGAACGGTTTATGTCAAAGTCGGAAAAGATGAATGGACGCCTTATAACGCTTGGGCAGGTATTGGTGAGACTGCCGATAGCGGTCCAACGGTTAGCGATCAAGCACGCGCAGCGCTTGAGGGTTTTGCCGAAAGTTCATCGCTTGGCACACTTCCATATCTTAAAGCCGCTGGCGAGGTTGCGACCGATTGGCTTGCCGAGAAAACGCTTGGCATTCCGATGGGGAACGAACCGTTTGAGGCTCGAGTCCAAAAATTCCGAGAACAAGGAAAAGCACTTCAAGAAAAAGCGCCTGGCTTCGCGCTTGCCGGCCAACTTGCTGGCTTCATTGCTCCAGGTGTTGGCGCTTCACGCTTGGTTGGAAAAGGTTTGCAAGTCGCCGCTCAAGCGCCTGGTAGAATCGGCCAAGCAGCACAAGCGATGTCGCAAGCCGGGCGAGCTAGAGATCTTTACCGCGCAGCAAATGAAGCGCGTTTAGCAGGTGATGCGGCAAGAGCTGCACAACTTACACGCGCTGCACGTCTTGATCTTGCAGCGCAAGGCGGACGTTTGGCTTTAGAAGGCGCTGCTTTAGGTGCTGCTTACACGCCGGAGTCAGGTTTTACTGATCTTGGAGCACGTCTTGAAGGTGGTGCGGTTGGATTCGGAACGGGTGCAGTAATGCCCGCAGCATTCCGAGGCGCGGAGAACGTTGTAAAAGGCGTTGGCCGCGCAGTTCCAGCCGCTGGCAAAAAACTTCTTTCGGCTATTGGCGGGGTTTCCGAGGACGTAATCGACAGGTATCTAAAAGATCCCGAGCGCATCCGGAATGCGAAAACCTTCGATGAGATTTACGAGGAAGTTACCGGCGTTGTTCGCAATCTTTTCGACGATCTTGAACAAAAGAAGATCAACTATGATGCCGCAAAAGCGCATTTGGACGATGTTTCTCGAAGCATTAAAGAGTCTCGCATCGAAGGCAAGGCTCGAGCTTTAGAAGAAGTTCAACAAGCCAAAGCTGCGCTTGATGAAGCCTTTAAATCGAAAAAGGCACAGATTGCAGATCAAGCGTCACCGACACGACTTGAACCCGTTGTTGAAGACGCTCTTAGAGCACAAAGAGAGAGGATTTCAAAAGGTTCAACTGAAGCCTTTGAAATCCTCGAAGAAATGGATGCGAAACAAAGAGCCAAAAAACGCATTGGCAATCGCGTCTATATTGATCTTCAAAAAGCATGGAGGGGTTTAAAGCGTGCCGCAAAGGAAATGAATGTCGGCAACGCTGGTCCGGCAACGCCTCAAGCCGAAGCCGCACAAAGAGAAATTCTTGCCTTGGTCAACACGTTAGGACGAGTGCCGGCGAAGTTGTCCTTTACCGAAGCAAAACGCGTCATTCAACAAATCGATCGCGCTGAAAGAATCATCTACGATGCAAACGCATTTACTGATGAAGTATCAAAGGCATTTCAATCCGTTCGGCGAGCGCTTGATGAGCAACTAAAAGAGAAGGTTCCCGAATACGCTCAAAAGATGGCCCAGGTGGCCGAAGATACGCGGATTTTCTCAGAAGCTGTCGAGCGATTTGGAAAAGATCAAACGCGTCTTTCTCGCCTTGCTAACCTTGGGCGGCCGACTGCAAAACATGACCTTGCGACACTTCAAAACCTTGTTGCTCGAGAAGGCCCTGATGCCGTTCGCGCCGTTGAAAGCATGGTTGAAGCGCAACGGACTTTGCGTAGTCCAATGAGGCTAGAAGAAATTCGGCGCGGTCTTCCGGAAGCTCAAACGCTTCGCCAAGCCGAAATGCAAGCGGCTGTAGCCAAACGAATGGCAAAACCCAAAGCTATTCAAGAAGCGATTAGGAAATCAGCGGCATTCTTCAATGCGCGGTCGGCTGAGGCGAATTTCAAGACCGCAAAAGAACTTGCGAATAAGTTCAGGTCGTTTGGTGAACAAACCGCCGAGGCGAAACTAAAGCAAGTTGCTGCTGGACGAAAGTACGCGACAAAATTGCTTAAGGAGTTGTCTGAGCTAGAAAATCAAGACTTCGTAGAGGCCGTGAATGCTTGGCGAGACGCCGCGGCGTTCACAAAGACGGCGTTTCACGGTTCAAGAAACGTGAACCTGTTTACTGTGCTTGGTATCGGCGCGCAGGCTGCGTTTAGCAAATCGGGTCTTGCTGGCGCGGCCGCTGGCGGCATTGTAGGCGGTCCAGTTGGCGCTGCGCTTGGCGCAACGCTTGGCGCGATGATGGATGTTTACGGCCCACAAGTTACGAAGAAAATCCTTGATGGCTTAATCAAAATCAGAGGACCACTTACTCCAAGCGCAATTCGCCGCATGGACTTGCCGGAGAACGTGAAGCAGGACCTTATCCGTCAATTTGAACTTACGATTCTTTCTGGTCGTGCAGCTCAAAGAGCGAAGGAAACGGGTTTAACACAAGTTGCAGGAGGTGAACTAGACAGCGATTCCGCTACACCTTCGCAATATCGCATCTATGAAAATGAGTAGAAGTTTACTTTGATGTAAACACGTTTCAGACAAACACTTAGGCCATGGCGGAATTATTGCCGTGGCCTGTGCCTCAATTCTTCGATGATAACGGACACCCGCTTGCTGGTGGGAAACTTTATTCCTATCGGGCGGGTTCAAGTATTCCGCTTGCAACATACGCCGATAAAGCGGCGACAACTCCAAATCCAAATCCGGTAATTCTCAATTCACGCGGCGAAGCCACAGTTTATCTCTCTCCACAGGCTTATAAACTTGTTCTCACGGATGCAAACGACGTTGTCATTTGGACGCGTGACAATTTCGTTTTGCCAAATCTCGATACAGAAACACTTGCTGAAGCAATAGCACTCGCTCAAGATGCCCAAGCCGATGCCGAGAGCGCAGCTCAAGCCGCGGAAGCAGCAAAAAACGAAGCGACTGAAATAATTCAAGGTACTATCTTTGGATCTCGCGCATCGCCGATTCAAATCCAAGCGGCAACCGGCATCTCCTTTGTTAGCACCAAATTTCAAAACTATATGTACGTCGAAGGTGCCGGCGGTCCGGTTGATATATCGGCTGATCCGCAGATTTCTGCGGGCACCATGGAAGGTCAACGTCTAACACTTCAAGGCCGAAGCGATACAAACACCGTTCGACTTCATCACGGAGACGGCATTGCTCTCAAGAATCAAGGCGAGGTTTATCTTCATGAAGATGAAACGATCACTTTCTGGTTTGACGGAACGCTTTGGGTTGAAATTTGAGAGGCGTCATATGCGTTCAGTGTTTATTTATTTTCTTCTCATTAGCTTTATTCACTCGCAGGCATTTGGCGTGAGTTATCTCACTGGCGATGCGATTCGCTCGCCTGATCGATCGAAAACGTGGCTTATGCCGGATGCGAGCGATACACTTGTCGGAAAAGAGACCGAAGACACGCTTAAAAACAAAACGCTCGAGAATCCTCAAATCGAAGGCGCTTTAACGGTCGAAGAACTCTCAGCGAAACCCACGCCGCCACCGGCCGGACAAAAGAAGATTTACTGCAAGGACGATGGGAAGTGCTACACGCTTGATTCAAGCGACAACGAAAAACAAATCGGCGCAGGAGCTGGCGGCGGCGGTTCCGACGGAATCAACTTCCTCACCAATCCTACTTTTGAAGACGGAAGCCTTGAGGGTTGGACGACCGTTAGTGGCCTTGATTACGAAGTCGAAGAAGACGAAGCACTCGGACCGAATGTCACTACAATTTGTGTTGATTGGGAAGGCTCAGCGAATGCTGTTATTTCGCAAATTGCCGACATTTCGCCTGATGCGCTTGGATTCAGTAACGTCGATGGTGTGAATCTTGGCCACAAGATTTGGGTCAAAGCAAGTTTTGAAGGACTGAAAGTCGAGGCTATGCACTTGGTCGGTGCAGGTCCTGCGACAGTTGCAAACGCTCTTGATATTCCTGGCGATTTCAAATGGCGCGAATTTGATGTCACGTCAGTTGGGTCTGCGATGCTCACTGGCGTTGGAATTCGCATCAGGCCGACAAACTCAAACACTGGTAAAGTTTGTTTTGCACGTGCACGTGTTGGTCCATGGGATGGGATAGGCTCCGTTGCGCAGGCTACTTTCGTTGGAACATTGACTTATCCATCGGCGCCTTCGTGCGACTGGAGTGTGACCAGTTCCAGCTATACTGTACCTAGCGCAAACACAAACTGCGCAACTCCTACCACAACTGGAAACATTGCAGCACCCAGCACTAAAATCCCTGGCTTTGTGATCCCAAAGGTTGAGCCTGGTTATTATTACAGAATTACTGCGAGCGGTGATTTTACTGTTCATTCGAACAATCAAAATATTCACTGTAAATTTGCACTAGTGGACGGTTCGACTGTTTTAGGCGAATCGTCGCAGGATAGCACATCAACAGGCGTAAATTTCCTGCGAAGCAGAGAAATTACTGGCGGATTTATTGCTACACAACCTAGAACAAACGTGGCTGTTAGTATAGCTGCTGCGAGAATGTCAGCGGGTGGTAGCTGTAACATTGAAGTTAATGCAACTAACAATATACCAGACCTACGTTTCTTCGTTGAAAAGTTCCCGCTCGAATCCGAACAAGTCGTGCGCGTTGGGCAAGGTGCGGACTTACTTGGTACAATCATATACACAGAACAAGCGACTTGCCCCCCTGGTACGTTGCACGCCAACGGCGGGACGATACCACCGGAGTATTCTGAACTAATTGCACGACGCGGTTCGAATACGCTGCCCGATCTTCGCGGTATCTTCATTCGAGGCGCAGGTTCGCAGGAGATTGGCGGAGTCGCCTACTCTGCAACGCTTGGTGAAAAACAGGGACAAAGCCTGAGTTCTCACAAGCACATACTCCCATTTGGGTGGGACCATAACAATCAGTACTATATGATGGCCTCCGCCCCCGAGCATGGACACGTACCGGGATATGATAGTGTCGTTCAGTCGGTGCCAGTGTATGCGAATCCACACAACCCCCCATCTACCGTTCCTACAGGATCCGCGAGACTGGGCCTAACGGACGGTGGTCTTCAAAACGTTACGGGAGAAACCCGGCCAGCAAACATCGCTCTCACACCTTGCATAATCGCGACTCACACGTATCAGCCGCTCGTGAAGCACGCGGTAACGACTCCGTATCCTGGAGTCACGACAATCAATACAGTAAAGACCGTTTCATCAAACTACTCTCTGACCGACAAAGACGAAACCGTTGAAGTCGATGCGTCCGGCGGCGCTGTCACAATCACGCTTCCAGATGCTGCGGCATTCAAAGGTAAGAAGTTCTTCGTTACCAAAACAGATTCAAGCGCAAACCTTGTGACGATCGCCACAATTGGCGGACAGAACATTGGTTACGGAACAGCAACGAGTACAGTTATCCACTTGCAAGGCGATACCGTTGGGCTGCAATCGAATGGGACGCGATGGGTTTGGATTACTAGCAATATGCGAGTTGAATCTGCTCTTATTGATTGTGATTCGACACCAGAAGTTACCCTTCAAATTGGCTCTTGGGTTTCTTCCGTAAGCCAGGTTTCCACCGGACGATGCAACATAGCAGTCAGATCCGGTGTTTTCTCGTCCACACCAAGATGCAATTTCTCGTCTGCAAACGCAGGTGCACCAACCGCTTACGCCGGCCAGGGGCACAGTGAGAGTGCAACGTCGATCAATGTGGCAGTTTGGCATAGTACAAGCGCTTCGGGTATAGATGGATTGGTGAATGTCACTTGCGAAGGTCCCCGCTAACCGCGCACGAGGTAAGAAATGGATTTCTTCTCGTTTCTGTCTACTGCAGTGGAAGACGTAAGCCCTGGACGGCTTCTTGAAACAATCCTCGCGCTCGTTGTTATTTGGACGCGGGTGAAACCGTTTCTTAAGTCCTACGATGAGAGGCTTAAGAACCTCGAACAAGCGGTGAAAGACGGATTTAAACAAGGCGAACTGCGATTTCAAAAGATCGAAGACGCTGCGAAGGATACTGCAGATCGCGTTTCGCGTGTGGAAAACAGAGTTTCGATTTTAGAGCAAAAACTTGCCCGATAACAACGGGCCGAAAGGGGGGTGTTATGGAAAAACCGTTTGATGTAAAAGACCTGAAAGAGAAACTGAAAGCCGCTGGTTTGGAGCTGGCAGAAGAGAACGTCAAAGTTCTTCTTCCGATCTTCCTCGACTGGGTTGAGGATTCGGTCAAGATGACTCAAAACAAACTTGACGACTTCTTCGTGATGGCTCGTCCGCAAATCGAAGCTGCGCTCAATCCGCTAATTGAAAAGATCAATCCCAACGACTGAGGTTCAAAATGCAAAAGTCATGGCTTTGGTATCTTGTGCTTGGGATTGGAATCGCAGCTTTCATTGCGCTTAAACACGTATGACACGAGATGAATACGTTGAACTAATCAAGTCAACCGCACTCGATCTAGGGCAGCGCTTCGTGATGAGTTACCTTGTTGCGAAGCTGCCCTTTTTGGCGTGGCCGATTGTGAATCCGATTGCGAGCTTCATTGTCGGCTACGTGTTGAAGATTGCGATTCGTGAAACTGAATTTGGTCTTTTCTATCTCTACATCGACACCAGGACAAACAAACAAGGCGTTGCATTTATGGAAGCCGCAATCAGAAACCGCAAAGCACAAGAGAGCGGAACACCGGAAGAAAAAGAAAAGGCGGAAAAGGAACTCATTGATGCTTTTAGAGCGTTTGTTAAATTTACGAATTAAGCTATCGCTGATTGGCGTTTTCATTCTCTCATCGTGTGCAACAGCGCCGCCGGATATTCCTGTTTGTGTCGAAATCCATTTGGCGAAAGGCTATTGCGTGAACACGATTTCAGCCACCGAGTTTACCGTTGACGATAAGAACAAACTCGATGGTCTTTCGTGGTGGGACGCTAGGCCAACGATGCTCATGATTCCGGCGAAATCATGGGCGAAACTTAAAACGTACATAATCACGCAATGTAAGCGCACAGGCCAATGTGACAAAGAAATCAGCTCTTGGGAACGAACGATCAACTCAGTTGATAAAGCATTGGAGACAAAATGAAAGCATTCATCGAATGGTTGTCGGATCTTTTGAAACAGTTCTTCGCGCACGTTGAAACAATAGATCAGGTCGATCCGATTGAAAAAGAAATCGGTGAACTAAGGATCGGCCTGATCGTTGGGCATGAAAAGTCCGCTCAAGGTGCCGTGATGCCAGCGCCTTATAGACTTTCCGAGTACGCCTACAATTCTGAGATTGCACAGCTTGCAAAAGACTATGCAAAACGAATCGGCGTTACGGCAGAAATCATTTTTCGCGACGGGATTGGAATTTCAGGTGCATACAAAAAAGCAAAATCTCTCGGCGTTGATTGCGTGATCGAACTTCATTTCAATGCGTTCAATGGAACGGTTTCTGGCACTGAAACGCTTTGCTCAAATGAAGGTGCTGACAAACAGTTTGCTAATTTTGTTCATAATCACGTGTGCAATGTGTTTGATCGAAAGCCGGGCGCCGGCGATCGCGGAGTGAAAACGCTTTCAGCAACCGATCGCGGCGGATCAAACGTTCATGCGTTACCGAATATCCCCAATTGTTTGATCGAAGGCTTTTTCGGCGACAATCCAAAAGAAGCGAAGATGGCGCTTGAGAGAAAGGAGCAGTACGCTCACGCTCTCATTGATGCTTGTGTCGAGTGGGCCAATAGTCGCATGCAGGTGAACCTTGCTTGATGAAGAAATCGGCGTCGATGTCTATGTTTTCCGAACCGACGATGGCCGTCATGTCGAACTCGGTTTCACATCAGACGCCTCGCTTTCAGCGCAGGAATTCCTTTCGATGCTTTTGCAGTTTTTATCCGAATATGCCGATGAACCCGAAAGACTCTTTGAGGACTATGGTCTAAATCGTGAGGCGATGAATTAAGCATTCACGGCAGGCATTCCGCTGGCCGGAAATCTGGGAACATTTCAAAGAACGGCTCGAAAACGTTGATAATGTACGCAGCGGGCGCATCTAAACACGCATCCTGTTTGTTGTGAGTTAAAAAGTTATCGACGGATGCTTTGGCAGCTAATCCGGATGAAGGATTCCCACCAAAGGGTTTTCGTTTGATTTGTTGCAAGCAAATTGCTTCACAACATGGATTGTCTCGGCATCGTTCGCCCAACAGAAATTCAGGATTTGTTCGATCGATGACATATTCGTTTTTACATGATTGATTGTCCGGTAAGTATTTTTCGTCGTGGTATTCGACAAGAGCAGTGCAGAGCGGCCCGGTTCCCGAGTGATGAATGGCCGGACACACAATGTTTCTTATTTGGCTTTCCGTGGCGATGGGATTATGGAAATCGCAAACTTTTGCACACGCCTGAATTTGTCCGCACTTGTGGTATGAATAGTCAATAGGATTAGGCGCAGGTGTTGGCGTCGGAATAAGAGGCGGCACGCCGCTCACAACAGATCCGCCGCCGCCTTTGCAAGCTGAAAGCGTAACTACTAAGAGAAGAGCGAGAATCGCTTTCATCGCGCCTCCTAAATAAATGCTTTCAATTTATATCGGTTCTTAGAGCCCGAAACTTAAGGCGAATCCCATTTTGAAACAGTCCTTGGTCGGGATTTTCGCCCTGTTAGATGGATACCTGTCAGGTAGCATCCGCTAAGAAAACATCATTAAAAAAACTCGACCTCTCGCCGATATGTTTTCGCAAAAACTTAACCCGACTAGCGGAACGTTGGTGGAGCGTGAATGGAGAGTTTGATTACTCGCCTTTGCGATCTTTTATTTGAAGCTTATCTCGTTGCTCGCGATATGAAAGAGCGTGCCGTTCAAAAGCCTCGCGATCCTGATCCGATTTCTCGAGACCAAGTTGGCGACGAATCGAAGCGCGGAGCGAAGATTCTGCGTTTCCGTAAGCCAAAATCAGGTCGGCGATTTCCTGGGGATTAAGACCGTTTTCGTACGGCGCAGACGGCTCAGCAACCGTCCGTAGATTTTCCGTAGAAATTGAGAAGCGCAGAAGTTCTGATGGTTCAACGCCAAGGCCATAGGCAAGGGCAACAACTGTATTGATTCGGGGAGCTCTTTGTTCGAGCTCGATGAGGGTAACGGCGTTTTTCGATATGCCTGCGGCTTCGGCCAATTGCTCTTGCGTTAGTCCGCGTAACTCTCGGAGTTCGCGCACCTTCTGGGCGAAAGTCGTAAGTATTTGTTTTTCCGAGAGTTTCTTCATTATTTGCACAATACGTTATGAAATTATTTCCGTCGTTACACAAAACAATACTTTCGTGTTGCGATTTGGTAAGGTTTTGTGTAACTTTCGAGGCGCAATGATTAGAGATAATCAATTTCGAAAGACAGACGTAGACATGCTGCGGAGTTGGCTCGCCTCTGACCCGAAAAAGAATTGGGCGGCCCTTCTCGCAGAAGGATTACAGCCGTGGACGATTGAGAGGATCGTCTCCGGCAAACAAAAGGGCGCACCTAGGCCTGTGACTAGGCGGGCCTTTGAGCGCGCAACTGGCATGCCCGAAGACGTTCTCTTTCCCGTTGTGGCGAACGTGAAAGAAACGGCGTAGGGCCTTTAAATTTTCGAACCGACGCGACTTAAACACAAACGGTTTGAGTTTTCAAACCGAATAGGGATTTTTGCACTTTTTCCAAGGCGAGGTGAAAATGAATAAAAAAACATTGCCAGTCCTGATGAAGGAAGCGAGCGCGATTTTGAATATGCTCGCCGACTCCGGCGGCGAAATCACGCCCGAGATCGAAGCGCTTCTCGACAAAAACGGAACGGAGCTTGCCGAAAAAATAGATGCGTATTTTGTCGTCATGCAAGACCTCGAAGCGCGTGCGGAAATCGCTCGCGTCCGTGCGGAGGAATGGCTTGCATTCGCTAAGTCGTGCGCACGTGCTGTGGACAGCATGAAAGAGCGAATTTTGAACGCAATGAAAACGCTCGATGTCTCCGAAATCGCTGGTCACGAAGTTTTGTTCCGTCGTCAATTGAATCCGCCGAAAGTTGTGATCGACGACGAATCAAAGATACCCGGCGAATACGTCATCACCGAAACGGTTACAAAAATCGACAAAAAGAAGCTTGGCGATGATTTGAAACTCGGCGTTCCGGTCCCAGGGGCGCGCATTGAGCGAACCGAGCGCATTGTTGCCAAAGTCGCAACAGCCCCGAAGCTGACGGAGGCAGCAAATGTCTAACGAATTGATGACAACGCAAAACGGTCAAAATCAAGCGCCTGTTGCTGCCGTTTGGACTCGCGAGCAGGTTGAACTTTTGAAGCGTACGATTTGCAAAGGCGCTACTGACGATGAACTGCAATTGTTCCTGCATGTCGCAAAACGCACTGGCCTTGATCCGTTTGCGCGTCAAGTTTATGCCGTCAAACGATGGGACCGAAAAGAACAGCGTGAGGTTATGTCGATTCAAACGTCGATCGACGGCTTCCGTTTGATCGCAGCACGAACCGGGAAATACCAAGGCCAGGTTGGCCCGTATTGGTGCGGAAAAGATGGGAATTGGGTTGATGTTTGGCTGTCGGATGAACCACCTGCCGCGGCAAAAATCGGCGTGATTCATGCGGATTTCAAAGAGCCGCTTTGGGCGGTCGCGCGTTGGGAGTCCTACGTTCAAACCGATCGCGACGGAAAGCCCATGATGATGTGGGCAAAAATGCCCGATCTAATGCTTGCGAAAGTCGCTGAGGCGCTTGCGTTGCGGAAAGCGTTTCCAGCTGAAATGTCCGGTCTATACACGTCCGACGAAATGGCGCAGGCTGATTCACAGTCCGAAAACGAAAAATCAAAACGGAAACGCGAAAATCCGCTTAAGGCTGCGCGGGAAAATTCGAAGAAAGCCGAGCAAGATCCTGGCGAGTACGTTGTCACGTTCGGAAAGTTTGGCCCCAAAAAAGACGGCACGCCTGGCATGAAGATCAAGGACATCGACATTTTCGAACTCGCTCGATATGTCGAATTCATTCAAAACGAGGCCGTTGCGAAAGGACAAACGATCAAAGGACAAGTCGCCGAGTTTTTGACGGCAGCAACGGCATGGCTTGACTCGCGTGATGCATCGAAAATGCACGAAGTCACTACGGATGAGAGTTTCGATGTTCCCGACTGGGATGGTCCAAGTCTTTACAAACAAGCCAAGGGTGTATCATGAATCACAGCATTTATATCGACATCGAAGAAGAATTTGAGATCGAAGGCGACGTTGAATATCGAAGCGGCCGCGTTCGCGTCGGCAATGTTCGCGTGACGTTTCGTGGTATTAATGTAACCGAGGCGTTTTCGGCGGACGAAATCGCCCGTTTCGCAGAAAAACTAGGCGAGGCGTTTCTAAAAGAACAATTGGAGCATGCTGTATGACACTTGCCGAAAAAATGCGCGATGAAATTGTTAATGCATATAACGAACTGAGCGAAGACTATGAGCACCTTCTTAAAATGCATTCAACAATTCAGCGACTCTCGATGGAAATGCTCGACGATCTCGGCTACCTCAAACAGCGCATCATCAAACTTGAAAAATTCATCGAGGAAAACGGACTTGGTCTTGATGAAGACAACGAAGTTATAGCTTTCAAAAAAGGAGTTTCAGCATGACTCTTTCCAAACAAGAACAAGACGCGCTTGAGAATTTGCGTAGACACGTTTTAATGATGCGAGAGCATGTTCGGCGTGGCGCGATTTCGTACAAAGGTCTTCGCGACAATGAAGTTTTGCTCGAACTCATTGAGCGACTCATTCGAGAGAACGAGGAATTGAAAAAGCTGAGGTTACCGGCGTGAATCGACTCTCTGACGTTCTCACAATTCGAGACGGCGAAATCAAACCGCGTCGGCGACGTGAGACGATCAAAGTCTGCGCTCATTGCGGTGAAGAGGTCGATATCATTGCGACGCCGGACCACGAAGAACATTTCGTATTTTGTCCGAACTGCGAAATTGCGGAAGTGGAGACGGAAGAGATTGAAAGCGACTAACTCGCTTGAGCAAAGCCGCTGTCGCCACAAACCCCCGTGTGGATTGATAGCGGCTTTGTTGAAGCGAGCGGCCTCGCTTCAACTTTTAGGTATATCGAATGCGTAATAATTTTCGAGGCGTTTCCCGCGTCGACCTGATCACCTCGCCAGGCGGCGCGGGCGCCTCGGTTTTGTGAGGTAGAAAATGGGAGCGAAGAAAATCAAACAAGCTGCATTTTATTCGACTGGTGATGTCGCCAAAATTGTCGGCAAGTGCACCGAAACAATTCGGCGTGAAATAAAAAAAGGACGCCTTCGTACTCTCGTGTTCAACGGCAATTATGCGATCCCGGTGGAAGCTTTTGAAGAATGGAAAGCAAAATACTTCACCAAGCCTGAGTGATTAAATGTCGAAGCTAAAAAAGTACCGCGACAAAAAAGGCAACTCAGTATCTCATCTTTATCGCGATGAGATGAGCGGTATTTTTTGGGCCGTTATTCGTGTCGGCAATAAAATCAGAAAGAAAAGCCTTCAAACGACAAGTTACCTTGAAGCTCTTAATTTTCTTCCGAGGGCGCTTGAAGAGCTCGGGAAAGAGACGCCGAAAGAAAAGAATGCGCCCGCGAAACTCATAAAAGAATACATAGAAGACTTGCGAAAAGAGAAAGTGGCAAACGAAACGAGAGATGCCACGCTTAAGAAATTCGATAGCATCGTTAAGAATCACATCAATCCATATTTTGGAAATTTAAGACCTGATCAAATTCATAAAGGGATCATCTCTGACTTTCTTATTTGGTATCGCGAAAGAAGCGACGGCCAGGTTTTTAATATCTATAAGTACCTTGGAAACATCTTTCATTTCATGCTCAAGGCTGGCGCTATTACGCCGGACCAAATGCCGGAGTTAAAACTTCCGAAGTCCGAGAAACGCCATCACGACAAAAAGAAAGGTCGCGTGATTACGGATGAGGAACGCGAAGCGTTGAGAAAGCACGGCTCCGATCGTGCAAAACTCATCATTGGTCTCGGCGATATTCTCGGAATGCGAAAAATGGAAATCGGAGCACTTGAGAAAAAGCGCATATACAAGAAGAACGGACGTTATTTTATTATTCTCACCGAAGACGATACGAAAACCGGACTTCCGCGTGTTCTCGGTGTCCCAAAGTCTCTTGAACATTTGCTTGAGAAAGCAATCAAGGCGTCAGGAGATAGCCGGTTTCTTTTTCCTGCCAAGCGCGGGGATAAACACATCCCGGCTCAAATCATCGACAAAGAGTGGAAAGCTGTAAAGCAAGCCGCTGGCATCAAAGGTCGCCTTCGATTCCATGACCTTCGGCATTCAAGAGCCACAGAGTTTGCGAAACGTGGCGTCAATCCAGCGATTGCCTGCACAATATTGGGCATGAGCCTTCGGATGTATCAGAAAGTTTATCTCAACCTTTCGGACGAGGATCTTCTCAACACAATCGACTTAATTGATGAGGTGTCAGTGTGATGCACAAAAAATGCGCAGCGAATGTTACCCCAAATGTTACCCTTTGCCTTACAGAAGAGGGCATAACTAATCAACATCACGTAGATATCCGGAATTTCAGTTGTGTTCCTGCAGCGACCACCACCTCTATTCAGATAACCTCAAGTCTTCACAGATTTTTTCCTACGATGATCGCTGTGTGGCCGAAACAACAATTGCCACAACCTTCAACATCAGTTTGTTCCCCTTTTGTTACCCCGGTGGGTTTTCGGGGCTCTGAACGAATGTCCATCTGCTTTTGATTTCATCACATAACCGCAACAACTTCAAAGCAGCCAATGGGGCGCAGGGGGAGGCGCAGGGGGATGGCAAACGAGGTCTTCGAAATTGAGGTTCTCAACTGGGAAAAACACAAAGGCGGGCTTAAGAAAAACCACGCTTATTTCCCGGTCGCAAAACGCATTTTTGACGATCACAAAGTCGCGACGCTTACGCCAGTAGAGCGTCTCCTATACGTGATCTTGCTTGCACGATGTGCTGACGACTACTCGGCGGTGATTCGACCAACACGCCAGCAACTCACGACCAGTATCGGACAAAGTCGTTACGACGTCGTGACGGCGCTACAGTCACTCGAAAGAAATCAACTAGTTAGACTGCTAAATTTGCCCTCTAATAGAAAAGAAAAGAAAAGAAAAGAAAAGAAAATAAAAGAAAATAAAGGGCGCGAAATTCAGGAAACGCCTGCGGCGCAGGTCGCTATCGCTCCCGCTCAAATCGGAAAAATTCTCGTTGCGCACTACTGCGACGAATACCGCAAGCGCTACAGCGTCAATCCGGTGATTCGTCCGCAAGACGGCAAGCTTCTCAAAAACCTTGGGGAGTCGGTTGGCGAGGAAAGAGCAAAGGCCCTCATCAACGCCTACATCGCGATGAACAACTCGTGGTTCATCACAAAGGCGCATGATGTCGCGACGCTGATTGCGAATTTAAACCAGGTCCAAAACTTTCTCGCGACCGGTCAAGTTGTCACAGCGCAAGATGCGAAAAACGCCGAAGCGTCAGAATCGCTTAAAAACCAAATCCGCAGGCTGGCAGGGGGTGACTATGACCCCCGCTGAAAAAAATCAACTGGCGGCCCTCTGGGCGGCTTATGCGGGCTATTACCGCATGAGACTGGACGATGTTGTCCTGCGAATGTACGCCGACGATCTTTCGGATCTCGACTTCGCGCAGGTGCGCGATGCAATGGAGAAGTATCGACGCAATCCGAAAAATCGCACGATGCCGCTACCCGCACAAATTCGAGAGATCGTTCAGCCGCAAGTCGATCCTGAGTCGGCTGCACGCGAAATCGCCGCACGAATCACTGCGGCCGTCCCGAAATTCGGATGGGCGAATCCGCAAGAAGCGCGAGCCTATATTGGCGAAGTTGGCTGGCGAGTCGTTCAAAAACAAGGCGGGTGGTCATACATCTGCGAACATCTTGGCCTTTCGATTGATCCGACCGTGTTTCAAGCGCAAGTGCGGGAGCTTGCGAAAACACAGCTTACGCATTCAGACGAAGCGATTGCGGACGCGATCGGCCTTCCAAGCGCAACACCTAAAGCGCAAGGCGAGCTCGCATCAGCAAAAGAAGTTTTGAGTTCATTTCTCAGACTTCCGGGGTCTTGTGATGTCAACAGTTTATCATCCGAACACATATAACGATGAACGCGAACAGCACATGAATTGGCTGCGCGAGGAACTCATTCGCACGATCGAGGAAAACAAAACGTTACGAGAGCGGATTTTGAAACTCGAAGTCAGATGCATTCGCCTCGAGGCGAGAATTCAACGCATGAAGAGGAACGCATGATTCTTCTCGGCGACGCGCTAGAAACATTGAAAACTCTTGAGTCTGAGTCGGTGCAAACTTGCGTTACGTCCCCGCCATACTGGGGACTGCGCGATTATGGAGTTCATGGACAGATCGGCCTTGAGAAAACGCCGGAAGAATACGTCGAGAAGTTAGTTGAAGTGTTTCGAGAAGTTCGACGTGTTTTGAAAGATGACGGAACGCTGTGGCTCAACCTTGGCGATAGTTACGCCGGTGGACAGGGCCGAGGTTCGTTAAAGCTTTCCGACAAACAATCGTCAAACAAAGGGACTCATTTTCAGCTAGGAAAGTCCTGCAAAATTCCAAATGGCCTCAAACCTAAAGACCTAGTCGGCATTCCTTGGCGTCTTGCATTCGCACTGCAACAGCCGTACGAGCGCGTCCGGATCAAGGACAGGATCGACCGCGCATGGCTGGCGGCGCTGATCGACGGTGAAGGTTGCATCACCGCGCTTGAGTGCAAGTCCGGGCATGGGTCAGGAAACAGTTACCCGCCAATCCTTCAGGTGCGGATGTGCGACCCTGAGCCAATCATTCGCTGCTGTGAAATTACCGGGTACGGAAAGGGATCTCCCAAGCAGGAACCGCCGTCCCAAGGCGGACAGCGAGGTTCCTACCAGTGGCGCATACACAGCAGGAAGGCTGCCGACATCTTGGCCGAGATCTATCCGTACCTGTTGGTTAAGAGAAAGCAGGCTGTTGTCGCTTACAACCTGCAAACCGTTCGAGACAGCTACGAAACGAAGCGAGGCGCAAAGATCCCAGAGGACGCTCTCGCAAAGCAGTTGCTGTGCAGAGAAATACTCCAGAAGCTGAATGCTCGTGAGAATGTCGATCTTCCATCTTGGATGGTCGAACCGAGGATTGCTGTAGAGCCTGGGTGGTATCTCCGGCAGGATGTGATCTGGCACAAACCGAACCCGATGCCTGAATCAGTGCGCGATCGATGCACCAAAGCGCACGAGTACATTTTTTTACTCGCGAAATCGGAGCGTTACTTCTTCGATAATGAGGCGATTAAAGAACCGGCTACTTGCGGCTGGCGCGGATCTCAGTTTCACACTGGGAAAACCGGGGAACATCAACTTGGTCGTGCCCAAAAAGTAAGGCAGAGGATTCCCAACAACACGAGGAACAAACGCTCGGTCTGGACGGTTTCGACCAAGCCATTCAAAGGCGCTCATCTAGCAACATTCCCCCCAGATTTGATCGAGCCTTGTATTCTCGCTGGCTCACGACCTGGCGATTTGGTGCTTGACCCATTCGCCGGGGCTGGCACAACCGGAATTGTTTGTAAGAAACACGGACGCCAATTTCTCGGCATAGAAATAAACCCGGAATATCGGGAAATGGCTTTGAAGCGCATAGAGGATTGGAATTTTAAAACGCAACTTGAGTTGGAGATCGCATGAACAACTTACCAACGCTTCACGAAATCAAACTGAAACTTGCGAATGAAAGACTTGAGATGTTTGCAGGCAATCCCGTGAAAGCGGCGAAATCGCTCGGCGTTAGTCACTCGACGATGCTTGATTGGATCAAGCGTTTTGATGAACTGGAAAAGTGGCGGATTGGAATCAAGCGCGGAGGGCGCAGATGATTGGTTTCACACGATGGTGGGATAAATTCATCGAGGCGCTTAAGATTTTGCTCGCAGGAAGTGACTTGGAAATCTTAAATCTAAAGAAGCAAGTTCAGGAATTGCGTGATGAAAACTGCACTTTAAGACTGCGGCTTGAGGAAGTAATGGCAGAAAGAGATGAGTTACTGAAACGAGAACAACATGAGCGATGAACGTCTTCTTTTTAAATGCACGATACTTGGCAGACCTGCGGTTAAAAAAAATCAACAGAAGGTTGTGAGACGATGGGGACAGACACGTGTCGTGTACACGCCGCAATTCTACGAATGGGAGCAAAGAGCGTTACTTGAAATGAAACGAGCGATGCGTGGAATGGATACGATACGAGAACCGCTTGAAATGAAAATCCATTTCACGCTCGAAAACGGACGATCGCTGCCTGATTTGTCGAATCTTTTAGAGGCACCACAGGATGCGCTAACGAAAGCAGGCGTGATTGAAGACGATCGTTTGATTCAAGTGATTCACGCCACGCGTATTTACGGCGATCGTAAGAAGCCGCTCGAGGCGAAAACGGAAATAGAACTTTATGCATTGGAGTAGCGATGACCGCACTCGCATGGTTTTTGATTGGCTTTGGTTCGGGCTTTGTCGTGACGATTGCGCTTGTCGTGTGGGCCTTGAGTTACCACGAGCATCCGCAATGGAGAGACTATGTTTAGCTTAAGCCCAGAAGGTTTTGGCGTGCGCGAAGGATGTAAGAGAACGCGGTTGCTGCTGGCGTTTAAGCGGCGCGAGCGGTGTTTGTTGGCATGTGGCCATTGAAGCAAGGCAACATTTTGACGTGAAAGAGACAACTAACAAAGGGGAGTGAGAGATGAAGTTTGAAATGCCCAAGACAGATGTGACCCCAGCCGCCAACAGGCGGACAGTAGAGATTGAATACGCTTTCGGCGAAACGAAAGTCATTGCGGACGAGGTGACGACCGAACGGATGAAGCGCGGCTTCGGCGTTTTCCTGGCTCGCGAAGTTTTGCCTGGCGAGATCACGCTGACTCGAGAAGAGTTTCGGGAGGCATTCGCTAAAGCCTACGCGACATTAGAAAACGCCAACAAACAGCTTGATGCGACTCTTGGATTGGCGATTGAGCGTGTTTTGTTTGGGTTGGAAGGGAGCGAAAAGCGATGAGCCGAGACGTTACCGACAAAAGCGATGAGTTCATTTTCTGCCCCGCTTGCATGGGTCTTGGCAGCATTAAACGCTGGGAACTTGAGAAGAGCGAATCAGAACTCCGGCGATTGAGAGAAGAAAACGAGCGATTGAAGGAAGAACTTTCGGCGCTCACGAACCCAAGCGACGCACGGTGCATGGAAATTGGAATGCTTCGAGAGCAACGAGAAAAATTGCAAGCGCAAGTAGAGCGTTTAAAGGCTGCGCTCGAAGACCGAGATCGCAGAGAATGCGCTAAAGGAGTGTGAGGCATGATTATTACGTTCGATGCGACATCTATTTAGTAACTCACGGTCCGACAACGATTCTGAAGGACAACGCTCGATGAGGGCCTATTACAACGAGATCGATCCGAAAGCAGCAGCATGGCTTCGTGAACTCATCAAGGAAGGACTTATCGCTGCTGGCGAAGTCGATGAAAGGGATATCAGGGATGTCAGACCAAGCGATCTTGAAGGATTCACACAACATCACTTCTTCGCCGGAATCGGCGTCTGGTCCTACGCGCTCCGACTCGCAGGATGGCCCGATGACAAGCCGGTCTGGACTGGCTCGTGTCCATGTCAACCTTTCTCCGCGGCAGGCAGAAGAAAAGGGACTTCTGACGAGCGGCACTTATGGCCCGCATGGCAGTGGCTCATTCGAGAGTATCGCCCTGACACAATCTTTGGCGAACAGGTTGCGTCTCGTGACGGCATCGCTTGGCTCGACATTGTATCGACTGACTTGGAAGGAGAAGGTTACGCCATCGCGCCGATCGTATTTCCAGCTTGTGGCGTCGGCGCGCCGCACATCCGATCCAGAATTTGGTTCGTGGCCCACAACGTGCGCGCAAGATGGGCCGAATGGCGGCTCGAATCAGGAGATCGATCGATTACCGGTAGCGGCAGCGCTTGCGACTTGGCCGAGTCCGCGGGCCTGCGATTGCACGGGCGGAGTGGAACCGATGAAGTCCACGGGTCGGAAACTTTTCACGATAGCGTCACTCGCGGCATGGCCATCACCGATCGCGAACGATGCCACGGGCAGCACACCGGAGCAATTCTTGGCGAGGAAGAAAGCTGTAAAGGAATCAGGCTTGAGTATCGGAGTGTCGCTGACATCCCTCAATTTGCAAGCGCAACTCGTGGATTCTGGGGGCCTGCTGACTGGATCTTTTGCCGAGACGGGAAATTTCGGCCAGTTGAACCCGGCACATTCCCGTTGGCTAATGGGGCTCCCGAAAGAGTGGGACGATTGCGGTGTTACGGCAATGCAATCGTTGCCCAAGCGGCGGCGGAATTCATCAAAGCGGCGAAGGAGTTCATAGCATGAGAATGTTGGCTCAAATGGCAGATGATCGAAGGTACTGCGCTATTTGCGATAACTGGAGTGCGTGTGAGTGTCCGAGCGGTGACGCTGAAACGAAACAGGGGTGAGGAATGATCGATAAATCCGAAATCCGTGAACGACTGAAAAATCTGATTGGCGAAGGGCCAAAAGAGTTTCACACGAGTGCTGACAAAAGAGTGTTCGAGCTGTGGTTTAGCAGACTGCTGGATCGCTTGGCTGAGAATACAGAAATAGTAGACGCGCTCATGGGCAAAAAGCGGCGCGACCGTACCGCGCTCGCTGATCGCATCGAACGTGAGGGGATGGGATGAGTGATGAAACAAAATGTATTCTCACGATGTTTTTGCTCGCCTGCATTGGCGTCTTTTTGTTGACTTCTCGAACTACAATCCTAGAACGCTCGAAGGTGAAGTGAAAATAATTGAGCGAGGAAAGGTCGAATTATGAACAAGCCGGAAGTAACCAAATGCCTAATGTGTGGAACCGAATGCATCGTTGAAGGTGAAATGACGCTTCACTTCAAACCTGTTCGTGAAACAGAGATTCAGCGACTGAAAGAGCAAGTAGAGCTGCTGCGCGGGGCGCTTCAAAAGATCAGCACGACGTTCTGCGGATGCTGGGATGAATGCGATTGTGGATCGCGAAAAATAAACGAATTGGCAAAAGAGGCGCTTAAGGAGTTTGCAAAATGATCTACCTTCTGTTTTGGATACACTGGATTGCTGATTTCATCTTGCAAACAGACAAGATGGCTCTAAACAAAAGCAGGTCGTGGAAGTGGCTTTCGGCTCATATTGCAGTCTACACGGCATGTCTTCTGCCGCTTGGGTTTGCGTTTGCTGTCGTGAATGGTCTCGCGCATTTCGTGACTGACGCTATCACGTCACGACTTACGTCGTATCTTTACCAAAAAGGCGATCGGCATAATTTCTTTGTCGTGATCGGGCTTGATCAAGCATCGCACTTAACTGTGCTCATTGCCACAATGCCGCTCATGGAGCCGATATGGACCGCATGGTGAAAGCCGCCGCGGAAGTTTTGATTGATGAGATTCGTTCAGTGATTCAGTTCTACGAGATCGCTGGCGAGATACCGAAAGAGCGAATTGCTGGAATCAAAGAGCGGATTAAAATGATTGAGAGAATTTTGGGGACGAGGAAATGATCGCAAAACTCCGAGAACTCGCAATCAACGTCATCATCGTTTGTACCGCGATCATTTTCATGGTTGTTGCGGTTTCAATGTTGTGGGCGTTTGCTATCTCAACGCCGCTCGGTATGTAAGATGCGCTCAACACGATGTCCGTTTTGCAGAAGGTATGTGAAACCGATTCCGAAACTAAACTCGCTCGTGTGTCCGAAGTGTCGGAAATGTTGGTCGCGAGACCGCCGGCAAATGACAATACATATCGACATCTCGCCGCTGGTTTGTCGCTCATTGGATAACAGCTACGGTGTTTGTTGATCGTTTTTGATAACAAAGCGATCGACAAGGCGCCTTGTTGTGAATGGGTGAACATCAAAACGCTTCATGCGCGAAAATAATTTTTGTTTACAAAGATACACGGGGCGTGTTGTTCGATCACACGACGATAAAGTTGAAACAATAAGCTCTAACATTAAATGGTGTTTGGACGTGTTCGGTATCCAGTGCCGGAACGGCGAACAGTTGCAGGTTGCTTTCAGTCTTATTCGTGACTGATTATATATATAGATATACCCATGCCCGCCAAATAGACCGCCAGGACGTATCAAAATAAGATCAAAGCGCTGATCTTATTCGCGCAGGCAGCATAAGTACTTGAAATCACGTGGGTTTTTGAGCATGAAAAAATTACGTTTTGCAGCATTTTTTGTTGATTTTTGCGAACAGTGTTCGTATACTGAATTTGTTGATGCGGCAATGGTGCTGAAACAACAAAACAAAAAACAAAACATGCGAGGTGAAAAATGAGAAACTACCAGTTTGTTATCGAGCAGTTCATTACTAACTATCTCGAAAAAAAAGTAAGAGAAACGTTCCATGACAAAAACTACTCGCCCGATTTCGAACTCGGAATAGCCGACAATGGAATGCTTTTTGTTGTGAGGCACGATAGGAATCTCGCAGCGGAACTCGATGAGGTTGTCGATTTTTTGAACTCCGAGTTTGAATTTTCAGAAGATTTCGCAAAGTTCCAATAAAGCTGACGCATCAAAGTATTTGTGTTTAGTTGGAGCAAAATAGCGAGGTGAAAAATGAAAAAAGTGTGGGTGAGAACCGCTGACGGTACAGAGTTCGGTCAAATTCCGCTGCACGAGTTGCTCTCTATAGTCGCGAAACTAGGAGCTGATTACGACATCGACAGAAACGTTGTTACTGTCTACTGCGATCCGGACGAGCTGGAAGAGGAGATTTTTGAACAAAAATGAGGATGAGCGATAGCGAGGTGAAAAATGATTACGTTTGAACAGTTCGACGAAAATGATTTATTGCCGATTTTGGATTGGCCAGCTGGGCAATTTGAGCCAGAGCCTGCCGCTATTCAAATTGACTGCAAAACAGAAACAGTGACGGCGGCTGCAACGCGATATATAACAGACGCAACTCCGAGTGATGTTTATTATCGTCATTGTCTGGAATTTTGTGTTCCGAACAACATCACCGGTCGGGCGCTCAACCGCGTGTTTCAGAATGCCGAATTTCGCCGCCTCTGCGAACGAATAATCGACGGTTACGATACAGAGTTCGACGGCAAAAACGTTGTCGGCGTCTACTCGGACGACGCGACCGCAGCAATCGCTGAACTCGAACATTGGCTCGAAACGAACATTGACGACGCTGATTGTGCGCAGTTTTTAACCGCTGATGATTTCGTGTACGACAACCACGACACGTTAGATGTTAGCGCCGAAACTAGTGACGAAGAGATTGAAAAAGAGGCCGAGAAAATTTGCGAAGAGCTTGCCGCCGACAACTGGGCAATCGTTGGCGGTGCCGAGGCACTGGCAGAAAAAATGATCGAATACAGAGACCATTTGAATGGGTGATTGTATGACATCAGCACCAAAACGCAAAACCCCAACGCCCGCCGAGGTCCGTAAGGCACGCGAAAAAGCCGGTCTCACGCAAAAAGAAGCTGGCGCTTTGATCGGAGCGACTCTGCGCGCTTGGCAGTATTGGGAAGCTGGCGATAGAAAAATGGATCCGGCGAAATGGGAACTATGGCAAATCAAGGTCGGTCAGAAATAGTGCATATATCTCTGTTTTCCCAAAACGTATGAAAAGCTTCAAGGCGCGGTTCGTTTCCGCGCCATCTTTTTTCGACCTCACTCATGAGTTTTCTCTCATCGACATGCGACGCGAGAACATTTAGTTCTAGACAAAGACTCGATGGAATCGGTTCATCGAGAAATACGAGTTTTTCTGAGATCAGAAATATCGCAAATATCAGTTCGATCATATATCAATCCGCAGAGGACGCCCCGATCGGGGCTTTTTTATTTTGGCGGGAATCAGGGCGGGAACTCAAGGCGTGTCAACTGAATTGATCGTTTCTCTCACGATGTTTTGAAGCAGTTTTGAAAACTCACGAGAGCTTTTTGCCTGCAGAATATCGTATCGCATTTTTTCCTCTGGTCGAATCCAGATTGTAAGCGGCTTCCGATCTTTTGGTTCAACTTTTTGCTCTACAGGAAAGCTTTTAAGAAGTTCGCGGATTCTCTCTTTCAAATCCATGTTTACATTCTATGAAAACATTCTCGAAGATCAAACGGAAATTAAACTCGAGCGATGTTTACATTGATGTAAACAGGATAGCAACGACAATGAAAGCATGGAAATCAAATGCGCTCACACTGAAATTATCGATATTGATTTATTGGTTCCGAATCCAAAGAACCCGAACAAACATCCGAAAAGGCAAATCGAGCTTCTGGCAAAAATCATGAGGCACCAAGGTTGGCGAGCGCCGATCGTGGTGTCGAATCGGTCAGGGTTCATCGTTAAAGGCCATGCTCGGCTCGAGGCAGCAAAACTCAACGGTTGGACCAAAGCGCCGATTGATCGGCAGGACTACGCGAATGAAGCCGACGAATACGCCGATATGGTGGCCGATAACAAAATCGCAGAACTCGCAGAAACCGATCTTTCGATGGTTTTGAACGACGTTTTGGATTTGGGACCTGATTTTGACTTCGATCTTCTTGGTATTCCGGATTTTAAACTGCCGGAGGAATTTGAGCCGCAATGCGATGAGGATGAAGTTCCAACGGCGCCAGTTGAGCCAATAACAAAGCGTGGAGACATTTGGCGATTGGGACGGCATCGGCTCATGTGTGGGGATTCGACGAGCATTGATGATGTTGAGAAGTTGATGGCTGGTGAGAAGGCGCTGCTTATGGTCACAGATCCTCCTTATGGCGTCAATCTGGATCTGTCATGGAGAGACGATGCTCTTGGCGACAAGAAGCTTGGAAGTTGTAACGCCAATCTAGTTAGTAATGATGACAGGGCTGATTGGTACGACGCCTGGGCGATCTGCAATGCTGATATTGCATACGTTTGGCACGCATCAGCGTTCACTGATGTTGTTATGGATTCTCTTCGACGAGCCGGTTTCGAGGTGCGACAGCAGATAATATGGAACAAGTCAGTAATGATAATGGGGAGATCTGCATATCACTGGAAGCATGAGCCTTGTTGGTATGCAGTTAGAAAAGGATGTGATGCGAATTGGGTCGGAGATCGCAAACAGGTCACAGTTTGGGATGCGGCACCGCCAGCTCACATAATGGGCGGCTCGAAAGAGGATAAGACTCCACACCCCACTCAGAAGCCTATTCTTTTGTACGAAATACCTATTAAGAATCATACCAAACAGGGCGACCTATTATATGAGCCGTTCGCTGGATCTGGCACTGCGTTCATTGCGTGTGAGAAACATGGGCGCCGCGTGTATGGGATGGAAATAGACCCCAAGTATTGCGACATCATCATCAATCGCTGGGAAAAGTACACAGGCAAGAAAGCGGAGTTAATCAATGGCTAAGAAAAAAATGGGCCGGCCGCGCATCGAAATCGACTGGGATCAGTTTGATAAACTATGTCATATGCAATGCACACTTTCAGAGATTGCGAGCTTTTTTGATTGCTCGGAAGACACGATCGAGCGCCGGGTAAAAGAAGAATTCGGCGTAACTTTTGCGGAGCATTACGCCAAAAAGGCGGCTCGCGGGAAAATCAGCCTTCGCCGCAAGCAATTTGAGACCGCAATGGCTGGTAACACCACGATGCTCATTTGGCTTGGCAAACAGCATCTTGATCAGAAAGAAAAGGTCCAGAACACGAACGAAACAACGCACAAGGGCGAAGTCACGGTCACAAAGATCGACATTGAAGAAAGGCTTTCGCAGCTTAAGGGCGATTGATGCTCTGCCAAGGTTTGACTCGCACGCAATCAAATCGGCTTTATCTCGAAGTCCTTGAGGCAAACGATACGGAGGCCATGCGCAGGCTTTGCCGAGAAGATTTGTTTTTTCTTCTCACGGTTGCGTGCAAGCGAAAAGACATCGATCGCGATTGGCTTTATGATCGTTGCAGAGAAGTTGAAGCGTCGCCGAACGGACATTTGGATTTGTGGGCGCGTGAACACTACAAATCGACTCTTCTTACGTTCGGAAAATCCATCCAAGACATTTTGATTAATCCAAACATCACGATCGGAATTTTCTCTCACACTAGACCAATCGCGAAAGCGTTCCTTGATCAAATCAAACGTGAACTAGAGCAAAACACGTTTTTGAAATCGCTTTTCCCTGACATTCTTTATTCTGATCCGAAAAAAGAAGCGCAAAAGTGGTCGCTTGATTCTGGTATCATCGTAAAACGCGACAAAAACCCAAAAGAAGCGACGGTCGAAGCTTGGGGTGTTGTCGATGGACAGCCAACGGGGAAACACTTCGACATTCTTGTTTACGACGATATTGTGACGCGTGAATCAGTTACGACGCCTGAGCAGATTGCAAAGACAACAGCAGCACTTGAGCTCTCTTACAACCTCGGCGCAAAAGGCGGCGCAAGAAGATTTATCGGCACGCGCTATCATGCAAATGACACGTATCGGACAATCATAGAACGAGGCACAGCAAAGCCTCGCATCTATCCTGCAACAAAAGACGGCTCACTTGACGGCGAGCCTGTTCTCCTTAGTCGTGAAGAACTTATGGAAAAACGCCGCGACATGGGCCCGTATACGTTCGGCTCGCAAATGCTACAAAACCCTGTAGCGGATAAAGCAATGGGCTTTAAAGAAGAGTGGCTTAGGTTCTATAAGAGGCTTGATTCGACCACGAACTTCAACATCTACATCCTTGTTGATCCAGCAAGTCAAAAGAAGCGAACAAGCGACTACACTGTGATTAATGTAGTTGGTCTTGGGCCGGACCAAAACTACTATTTAATTGATGGCGTGAGAGATCGACTAAACCTCACCGAAAGAACAAGAAAACTCTTTGATTTTCACCGCAAATATCGGCCGATTGCAGTCGGCTACGAACGCTACGGAATGCAGTCGGATATCGAACACATCAAATATGTTCAAGAGCAAGAGAATTATCGTTTCAACATCACTGAACTAGGCGGAAGTCTTGCTAAAGAAGATCGGATTTTGCGTCTTGTTCCGATCTTCGAGCAAGGTCGCTTTTATCTCCCTGAAAAACACACGTTCGTTAACTACGAAGGTCGCGTTGTGGATTTTGTGAAAGCGTTTATCGAAGACGAATATTCGGCGTTTCCGGTCGCAGTCCACGACGACATGCTTGATTGCATGTCGCGCATTCTTGATTCGGACTTTGGCGCCAAGTTTCCTGATGCATCGGCATCGATCTTCACGCCGGACACGATCGGTGTTCGGTACGATGTTAATTCAACTGGGTTGGGATTTTGAACATCTCAATATCTATCCGCATGTTTACTTTGATGTAAACATATTTCCGCCCGACGCTTTGCTTAGAAATGGCGAAAGCGGAAACCGAACTCCTACAAGAAATTAAAGAGCGTTTCAAAGAATCGGAAGATGCATTTTCCGAAGCACGCGAGCAGTTTAAGCGCGACGTTCGCTTTCGCTACGGCGAGCAATGGGACGATCAAGATTTACGAAGAAGAAAAGAGCGCGGGAAACCGTGCTTGGTCTTTAACCGCATCAATCCCACAATTCGCCAAATCACAAACGATCAAAAACAAAACAGCCCGTCTCCTGAAGCGATTCCGGTTGACGATCACAATGATCCGGCGACTGCGGAAGTCATTCAGGGAATGATTCGCTATATTTTGAACGGCTCAAACGCGAAGGCCGCATTCTCGACGGCGTTTGAACACGCAGTCACGGGCGGATTTGGATTCTTCCGCGTTCTCACCGAGTACGCGGATGAAAGATCGTTTAATCTCGACATCAAAATTAAGCGCATCATCAACCCGCTTTCGGTTTATTTTGACCCGCATTCGACGGAAGTCGACGGATCCGACGCCGAATGGGCGTTTGTTACCGAAGAACTTTCGATTGAAAAATACAAGCGTCTTTATCGGAAGTCGGATCTTGCAAAACACGATCTATTTAGAACCGGCGACAATCCTTTCATCCTCAACGACAAAACAACGCGGATTGCGGAGTATTTTTATTCCGACTATCAGGAGAAAACGCTTCTTCTCCTTTCAAACGGACAAACGCTTTTCGAGGATGAATTAGACCAAGAGTATCTTTTCGCAAATGGTCTAAGCGTCATCGAAGGCACAACTCGCAAAGTCACGGTTCGCCAAATCAAGTGGGTGAAAACCAACGGTTGCGAGATTTTGGAAGCGACCGATTGGCCTGGCCGTTGGATTCCGATTATTCCGGTTTACGGTGAAGAGTATTATCTCGACGGAAAAATCCATCGCCGCGGAATGGTGGCCGATGCGCGTGACCCGCAAATGGCGTTTAACGCGCTTGAATCGGCAAAAATCGAGGCAATTGCGCTTGCACCGAAAGCGCCGTGGCTTGTGACGCCGAAAAACATCGACCGGTTTAAGCCAATCTGGGACCGTTCGGATGAAAACTTGCCTTATTTGCCGTTTGAACCGGACCAAAGCGGTTTTGTTCCGCAGCGGATTTCGGTCGAACCTCCAATTGCGGCAATCACGCAAGCAGCACTTCATGCGGCAGAAAACTTAAAAGCCACAACTGGCGTTTTCGATGCGGCCTTAGGTGCGCAATCAAACGAAACGTCCGGTGTCGCAATTCAAAAGCGCACGATGCAGGCGCAAACGTCGAACTATCACTATCAAGATAATTTCGACGCGTCTTTGCAGCATTGCGGCCGCATTTTGGTCGATCTCATTCCGAAGATTTACGACACCGAGCGCGCCGTTCGCATCCTTGGAAACGAAGATGAAATCAAGACTGTGATCATTAACTCGCAAAATCCGGACGGCGATGGCCGTATCTACGATCTTTCGGCTTGCAAATACGACATTCGAATTACGAGCGGCCCAAGCTACATGTCGAAGCGTCAAGAAGCTGCGGCAAGCATGATGCAGATTGCACAAGCGGCGCCGCAAATCATGGGCATTGCTGGCGACCTTATGGTCAAGGCGATGGATTGGCCGAAAGCACAAGAAGTTGCTGAACGTATTCGTCGAACGATTCCGCCGCACATCTTGGGCGATGAAAATCAAATACAGCTTCCGCCCGAAGTGCAGGCGCAAGTCCAGCAAATGCAAGCCGCAATTCAAACGCTGCAAGCTGAGCTTGAGAAAGCGAAAAATCCGCTCATTGCAAAAGAAATGGAACTTCAATCGAAAGAGCGGATTGAAACGCTCAAGATCGAAAAAGACCTCGAAATTGAGCGCATGAAGCTTCAAGCGAACCTTGGCGATTTTGGTGCCGCGCTTCAAGCGATCACAGCGCAAATCGCACAAATCGAAGCGCGTTTAAATTTCCTTGATCAAATGAATGCAGCGCAAATGCCGCCGCAAGTAGCTCCTGGAGAAATGCCAGCAGACGTTGCGGCAATGCAATCAAACGGAATTGAAACCGGCGAGTTAGAGCAAGCGGGAATGCTAGCGCCCGAAGCTTTTGGCTTGCCGAATGATCAACTCCCTACCGGCGGGGATATAGCACCGGGTTCACCCATGGAGGCTGACCATGTCTGAAACAGTCAATAGCGAAGCAAAGCGCATCACTGCGGCAGAACTCTTCGGTTCTAGCGAAAACTCCGCGTTGGCAGAACTTAGCGCCAGCGAAAACGCCGATGCAAAAGCATCGACTGCGACCTCGGAAGCGCAGAATGAACCGGAAAACAAGCAGGATGCCGAGAAAGAATCCAAAGAAAACGGATTAACTGACGACGGTGACGCGTCTTCTGATGATGCCGAATCAACGGACGATGAGGCACAAGACGAAGACGATGGCGAAAAGAAAGCGGCAAAAGGAAAAGGGGTAACAAAACGCATTCAAAAGCTTGTTCGTAAGAATAAGGCTCTT